CAGACAGGATCGTGTGGGCGCTACAAGGCCGTTTAGAACACGGCAACTTAGTATTAAACAAAGGCAAGTGGAATGCTCAGTTCCTAGACGAGTTGTTCCAGTTCCCTAACCAATTAGTCCACGATGACTTGATAGATGCTCTTGCATATATAGACCAGTTAGCTAAGGTCTCTTATGCTTTTGACTACGAGGAAGAGGACTACGAATTCCTAGACAAATACGCAGGCTACTAACTATGGAACTAGAAGGCAACGACAACTTCGCTACAGAGCAACACCTAGAAGACTGGGTAATTGATAAATGTGACTCATGGCGTGATCACTTTGAGGCTAACTACTCACAACGCTTTGAAGAATACTACCGTCTCTGGCGTGGCCAGTGGTCTCCACAGGATCGCACACGAGAAACGGAACGATCTAAGATTATATCGCCCGCGCTACAACAGGCTGTTGAGTCTTCAGTAGCAGAGCTAGAAGAAGCTACCTTTGGTCGTGGCAAGTGGTTTGACATTAAAGATGACATTTACGATCAAGACCCTAACGACATTGCTTTTTTGCGTAACGCCCTAGAGCAAGACTTTAAAAAGAACATGGTACGCAAAGGAGTAGCTGAGTGTCTAATTAATGCTGCTGTATTTGGTACAGGCATTGCTGAGATTGTTCTTGAAGAAGAAAAAGAAATGAAGCCTGCTACACAGCCTGTAATGGGCGGTGAGCTTACAGCGGTAGGTGTGAACATACAGGATCGTACCTGTATTAAACTACGCCCTGTGATGCCTCAAAACTTCCTGATTGACCCAGTAGCTACAGACATTGACTCCGCCCTTGGTTGTGCAGTAGATGAGTTTGTGTCAGCTCACTCAGTAGAGCAGCTACAGGAAAGTGGCGTATATCGTGATGTAAGCCTAGATTATAGCACCCCCGACTTTAATATTGAGCCTGATCAAGACTTGACACGCTACGATGAAGATAAAGTTAGACTGACTAAGTACTACGGTCTTGTTCCTCGTCATCTTTTAGAAAAAGCAATGAAAGACTCAGAAGCTGAAGATGCAGAGATTGTAGCTTTAGATGAAGAAGGGGAAGAAGATTCTTACTATGTAGAGGCTGTAGTTGTTGTAGGTAACGGCGGTACTCTTCTTAAAGCAACTACAAACCCTTACATGATGCAGGATCGTCCTGTCGTAGCATTCCCATGGGATGTCGTTCCTAGCCGCTTCTGGGGCCGAGGAGTATGCGAGAAAGGCTACAACTCACAAAAGGCGTTAGACACGGAACTACGCGCTAGAATCGACGCTCTAGCACTGACTATACACCCAATGATGGCTATGGACGCTAGTCGAATGCCTCGTGGTGCTAAACCAAGCATACAGCCCGGTAAGACCATTCTAACCAACGGTAACCCTGCTGAGATACTACAGCCCTTTAACTTCGGTAATGTTAACCAGATTACCTTTGCACAGGCTCAGTCGCTACAGACTATGGTACAGACTGCTACAGGCGCTATTGACAGTGCTGGTATCTCTGGCTCTATTAACGGTGAATCTACCGCCGCTGGTGTCTCTATGTCACTAGGCGCTATCATCAAGCGTCACAAGCGTACACTGATCAACTTCCAAGAGTCTTTCCTTATTCCATTTGTGACTAAGGCGGCCTATCGTTATATGCAGTTTGAACCTGAGCTGTATCCAGTTGCTGACTACAAGTTCCACACCTCTAGCTCACTAGGTATTATCGCCCGTGAGTACGAAGTTACACAGCTTGTCCAGTTGCTGCAAACTATGTCACCAGACACACCAATGTATCCTAAGTTGGTTACGTCTATTATTGACAACATGAACCTGTCTAACCGTGAAGAGCTTATTGCTACTCTTGAGCAAGCTAACCAGCCTAACCCAGAAGCTGAACAACAAGCTATGCAAGCACAACAAGCAGCACAGCAAGCACAACTGGCTTTCCAAGCTGCTCAGGCAGCGGCACTCAACGGACAGGCGCAAGAGTCTGCTGCGCGTAGTCAGAAGCTGGCCGTGGAAGCTCAAGCTATACCTCAAGAGCTGGAGATTGACCGTATTAAAGCTGTAACTACTAATTTAAAAGTGGGCGATGCAGACGACAAAGAGTTTCAAAAGCGTCTTGAAATTTCTAAACAACTTCTTAAGGAACGTGAGGTAGCTGTTAAGGAAGGAAATGTAACGCCGCCACAAGGAGGTTTGCAGTAATGGTTACAACCAGAGAGTTAGAGCATGTAGTATCTCAAGTAAATGTAAAGTTTGAGGAACTATTTAAGAAGATTGCACAACTTGAGAAACAAATGGAGGCTAAGAATGCCAGCAAAAAAACGAGACCCAAGACTAGCTAGGGCTGGAGTCAGTGGATACAATAAGCCGAAGCGTACCCCTAATCACCCAAAGAAAAGCCATGTTGTCGTGGCAAAAGAAGGTGACAAAATCAAGACGATTAGGTATGGAGAACAGGGGGCAAAGACCGCAGGAAAGCCTAAAGCGGGAGAGTCCGAAGCAATGAAGAAGAAACGTGCTAGTTTTAAAGCACGACACGGCAAGAACATTGCTAAAGGTAAGATGTCAGCGGCCTATTGGGCCAATAAATCTAAGTGGTAATAACAGGAGAATACTATGCCATACGGTAAAGGTACATACGGTAGTAAAGTAGGTCGTCCACCTAAGAAGAAAACAGCGGCGAAGCCTAAGAAGAAGCCAGTCAAAAAAGGTAAGTAGCATGCCAGCCAAGAAGTCTACAGTAAACAAAGCAGGGAACTACACTAAGCCCACCATGCGAAAGAACTTGTTTAACAAGATCAAAGCAGGTACTAAAGGTGGTAACGCTGGTCAATGGTCTGCTAGGAAAGCTCAGATGTTAGCCAAGGAGTACAAGGCAAAAGGCGGAGGCTATAAGTAATGGCTCTAAAAGAATCACAGAAGTCTTTAAAGAAGTGGACTAAGCAGAAGTGGCGTACACCCTCTGGTAAGCCTAGCGGTAAGACTGGAGAGGTCTACGCACCTTCTAAGACAATTAGTAAGCTGAAGTCCACAGCAGCAGGTAAGAAGAAACTAGCCGCTGCTAACAGGAAGAAGAAGGAAGCCACCACTAAAGGCAAGCAACACGCCAAGCATGGCCTACATAAGGGTAAGAAACGATGAAGGGCCAGACACACGGCGGCAAAGGAAGTGCCCAGCGCAAGACAGACCAGAAGAAGTTTGCAGCCAATTGGGACGCCATATACAACAAAGCTACACAAAAGTCAAGTAAAAAAACAAATAAAGCTTGACTTTCTTATACTTTTATGCTATAATAACAAGGTAAGACTAACTAAAACAACACTGTCCTAATAGGAGAAACAGTATGATTGATAAAGACCTTGAGCTATATTACCGTAACATTAGAGATATGTTTGCAACAGACGGCTGGAAGCAGCTAATGGAAGACCTTAACTCTAATGCAATGGTTATCAACTCAGTAGAAGCTGCCAAAGACAACGAAGACCTGCACTTCCGTAAAGGCCAACTCGCTGTTATAGCTAACCTGCTGAACCTAGAAGCTCAAATCGACGCAGCTGAAGAACAAGCAATGCAGGCAGAAGAAGAAGTAGAAGCTAGCTAATGAGAGCTATCTACGAGTATCGCTGCGAGGATGGACACACGAATGAACGCTACACAGATTCTGAGTGTACCCACATCCCCTGCTTAGACTGCGATAAGATTGCAACAAGAATTGTAAGTGCTGTGCGAAGTAAGTTAGACCCGCTATCTGGCGATTTTATGGGTGCTACTAGACAGTGGGAAAAGAACAGAGCGCAAAAACTACAGCAAGAGCGCAAGGCCAACTCCTAATCAAGGAAGCCCTGCATAATACACCTCCATAATGAGAATACTCACGGAGTTTAATAATGGCAACACTAATAGACGAGCGTCCACAGGAAGACGTAGAAGACAACGAAGAAGTGAATCAAATTCAAGAGGAACCTCAAGTAGAGGAGACTCCTCAAGAAGAAGATGAAATCCCTGAGAAGTATCAAGGAAAGTCTACCGCAGAGATTGTACGGATGCACCAAGAAGCTGAGAAGCTTTTAGGTCGTCAAAGCTCAGAGGTAGGGGAACTTCGGTCAGTCGTTGATAACTACATTCAGACACAACTCGACACAACACAAGCAACCCAAGAACCTGAAGAAGATATAGACTTTTTCTCTGATCCCGACAAGGCAGTCGAGAAAGCTATTAAGAATCACCCTTCAATCAAAGCTGCTGAAGCACAAACTCAGCAGTACAGACAAACTACAGCACAGGCTCAACTGCAACAACGTCATCCTGACATGCAAGAGATTCTGACAGATAGTAAATTTGCTGATTGGATTAAAGGGTCTAAGATTCGGACACAGCTTTTTGTACAAGCAGATCAACAGTATGACGCCGAAGCTGCTGATGAACTCTTCACTACGTGGAAAGAACGTCAACAGGTAGTAGGACAGACTGTAGCCAATGAGAAGGCTAGTCGCAAAACCGCAGTTAAGAACGCCTCAGCAGGTAATGCTAAAGGCAGCGGTGAAGCAGCAAGTCGTAAAGTTTATAGACGCTCAGACATTATTAAACTAATGCAGACCGACCCTGATAGGTATTTGTCTTTGTCTGACGAGATCATGCAAGCATACCAAGAAGGGAGAGTCAGAAACTAAATCTCTTTAAGGAAGTATTATCATGGCTACATCAGTATATCCCAATATGGGCGGAGCAGTAGACAACACTAGCGCAGCTAAGTTTATCCCAGAAATCTGGAGTGACGAAGTAATTGCTGCATACAAGAGCAACCTCGTACTAGCTAACCTCGTCAAGAAGATGAGCATGACTGGTAAGAAAGGCGACACCATCCACGTACCTAAGCCTACTCGTGGTTCAGCTCACGCTAAAGTTGCAGAGACTGCCGTAACTATCCAGAACTCTGTTGAGTCAGAAGTTCTGATTAACATCAACAAGCACTTTGAGTTCTCTCGTCTGATTGAAGACATCACCGAAGTACAGGCTCTGGCTTCTCTGCGTCAGTTCTACACTGGCGACGCTGGTTATGGTCTGGCTAAGCAGGTAGACGACGATCTGTTTACTCTGGGTAAGTCTTTCGGCGACGGCGACGGTTCTTCTTGGGTCACCAGTGCTTCTTTCCAGATCAACACTACTTCTGGTGCTTTGGAAGCCTATGACGCTGACGGTACTGCTGACATTGGCGCTTTCAGCGATGCAGTATTCCGTGGTCTGATCCAGAAGATGGATGACGCTGACGTTCCTATGGACGGTCGTAGCTTCGTTGTTCCTCCTTCACTGCGTAACGCTATCATGGGTATTGATCGCTACACCTCTACTGACTTTGTTAATGGCAAGAGCGTAGAGACTGGCAAGATTGGTAACCTGTACGGCGTAGACGTATTCGTTTCTACTAACGTACCTACTCTTGAGTCAGGCGTTCGTGGCGCTCAGCTGATCCACAAGGACACCAATGTTCTTGCAGAGCAGCAGGCTGTACGTTCTCAGACTCAGTACAAGCAGGAGTTCTTGGGTACTCTATACACTGCTGATACGCTTTACGGTTGTCAAGTAATGCGTCCAGAAGCAGGCTTCGTACTGGCTGTTCTATAAGCTAGTACAACTAAGGGGATTCTTCGGAGTCCCCTTTTCCTTTTCTTTTTTTCTCTCTTGTTTTCGTAGGAGCTATAATGGCTATATTTAGAGGTGACGGTGGTGCAGGCGATTCCAATACGGACGCTACCATATCTGCTGTTACAGCCCAAGCTAACATAGCTACTACGAAAGCAAGTGATGCAGCTTCTAGTGCTGTAGAGGCAGCTAACTCTGCAACTACTGCTACAACTAAAGCGGCTGAAGCAAGCACATCTGCTACTGACGCAGCTAACAGCGCCACAGGTGTTGCAGCCTACGCAACAGCAGCAGAGAACTCAGCAACTGCCGCAGCAACCTCAGAGACTAATGCAGCCACTAGTGCTACAGGTGCTGCTACTAGTGCTACAGCAGCCAGTGCCTCTGAGACAGCCTCAGGAGCCTCTGAGACGGCTTCCGCTGCCAGTGCTACCACTGCTACTACTAAAGCCTCAGAAGCCGCTACAAGCGCAACCAGTGCGTCTAACAGTGCTTCTACGGCAACGACTAAAGCATCAGAGGCTTCGACTAGCGCCAGCAATGCCTCAACCTCCGAAAGCAATGCTGCTACATCGGCCTCTAATGCTTCCTCTTCAGCCACTGCTGCTAGCGACTCAGCTACTGCTTCAGCGGCATCAGCTACAGGTGCAGCTACCTCAGCTACCAATGCTGCTGCAAGTGCCACTGCTGCGGCTTCTTCAGAGTCCTCTGTATCTGCGGATGCTAGTGCAGCAGCCACCTCAGCAACCAACGCAGCCACCAGTGCTACTACAGCCACTACAAAGGCTAGTGAAGCAGCTACGTCAGCTACCAATGCAGCTACTAGCGCATCCACAGCTACTACCAAGGCCAGCGAAGCAGCCACTAGTGCTACTAATGCAGCAAGCTCTGCTACTAGTGCAGCCTCTAGCGCCACTACAGCAACAACTAAAGCGTCTGAGGCTAGTACCTCTGCAAGCAATGCAGCAACCTCTGCAAGCACTGCAACTACTAAGGCAGCAGAGGCAAGCACCAGCGCAACTAACGCAGCCACTAGCGAGACTAACGCAGCATCAAGCGCCACAGCAGCAGCAGGATCAGCTACAACCGCTACCACTAAAGCTAGTGAGGCAGCTACAAGTGCTACCAACGCAGCCACAAGCGCGTCTACAGCCTCTACACAGGCTACGAATGCAGCTACTAGCGCCACAGCAGCACAGACGGCACAGACCAATGCAGAGACTGCTGAGACTAACGCTGAGACTGCTGAGACCAATGCAGCAGCTAGTGCTACAGCAGCAGCCTCTAGTGCCACAGCAGCGGCAAGCAGTGCAACCTCAGCAGCCAACAGTGCTACAGCGGCAGCAGCGGAGTTGTCTACAGCAGCTCTGAAGGCTAACAACTTATCTGACTTGGCTAGTGCTAGTGCTGCTAGAACTAACCTAGGACTAGGCACAGCAGCTACTACTGCGGCTACGGACTACGCTACAGCGGCACAGGGTACGAAGGCTGACACAGCTTTACAATCTAACTCAACACTTAACGCAGACAACATGACTACTGGTACGCTGAACGGCGGCACATACTAAGGGTATATAACTATGGCAACAAAAATTGTAACAAAGAACAGCTCTACTGCTTCTGCCGTTCCAACAGCAAGTGATCTTGTACAGGGTGAACTGGCGGTCAACGTAACTGATAAACGATTATTTACTGAAGACAATGGCGGTAGCATTGTAGAGCTGGGTACTAATCCTAGTGGCAATGTAACCTTCCAAGACAACGGCAAAGCCATCTTCGGTGCTGGCTCTGACCTACAGATTTATCATGATGGAAATCACAGTTATATTAGCGAACAAGGCACAGGAAACTTGCGGATTTATGCCAATGACCTTGTGCTTGCAAACAATGACGGGTCACAGACATTTTTGTATGGGCAAAACGGTGGGCCTGTCTCATTAAGCTATGCCAATAACGCAAAACTAGCCACCACCTCCACAGGCATAGACGTTACTGGCACAGCCACGATGGATGGGCTTGTTGTAGATGGGCGTGGAACAATCTATAGTGGTGTTTTAAGTGAACAATCGCAACTACGGGTAGGTTATAGCTCAGATTATCATTGGTCACTTGGGCGTGAGAATGCTGTGACAGGTGATTTACTTATTGAGTCAAGCGTTACTGGTACAGACACTGCCCGTATGCGTGTAGGAAACAACGGAGACATCAGCTTCTACGAGGACACGGGCACAACGGCTAAGTTCTTCTGGGATGCGTCTGCGGAGTCTTTGGGTATTGGTAACACTGTTGCATCTAGCATGAACGCAGGGGCTAATCAATTAGTTGTGGGTAGTGGCTCTACTGGACAGGGTATAACGCTTTACTCTAGCACCTCTACAGCAGGCTCTATTCACTTTGCAGATGGAACTTCGGGCAGTGAGGCTTATCGTGGTCAGCTATTGTATAACCACAATGGCGACTACATGGCTATGTATACGGCTGCAAGCGAAGCCATGAGAATAGACGCATCAGGGAATGTGGGTATTGGCAAAACCCCTAATACTAACTTTGGCGGGTACGTTTTACAGCTTAATGGCGGCTCCCAAACATTCATGTCGTTTGGAAACAGCACCACAGGAACTACCCTTAGTGATGGTTTAGTCATCGGAAATGATAATTCTGGTGCAGATATTTACCAAAGAGAAGCACAACCACTGCGCTTTCACACTAGCAACACAGAACGCATGCGCATAGACTCATCAGGCAATGTTACTGTCAAAGCATCAGGAGCAGACCAAGCAAGAACATTAAGTTTGCAAGGAACAAATGGAGCTTCTGAAACTTATCAATTTAATTTAATTGCTGATGGTGAAAACGCTGCTGCTAAATTTATGGTAGGTGTAGGCGGCGGTGCTGCCACAGAACGCATGCGCATAGACTCATCAGGCCGTGTGGGTATTGGTACTAGCTCGCCTAGCCAAAAGTTACACGTTTATGAAAGCTCAACAGGCTCACAAGCGTATGTAACTGTACAAAACAATAGGTCTAGAAATGCGGCAGTTTTAACGCAGACAACTAATGGAGGTTTCTACACAGGCACAAGCATTGGAACAGATACTCTTTGTTGGCAGGTTTATGATGCCAGTGCAGGTGAACGCATGCGCATAGACTCATCAGGCAACCTGTTGGTGGGTAAGACCACCACAGGCGTAGCTGGTGCAGGCACTGTTATACGGGCTGGTGGTGAGCTGTTTGTCACCAGAGCTGGCGATGTAATGAACCTGAACAGGCTGTCTACTGACGGTCAGATTGCCTACTTTCGCAAGGATGGTGCAGTCGTAGGTAGTATTGGTACTACTTCGTCAACTATGTGGATTGCAGGTAACTCAACGCAAGACACTGGTATTAGATGTTACACAGTTGGTATCGCACCTTGTAATAGTTCTGGAGTTTATCAAGATAACTCCAGAGATTTAGGTTCGTTGACTGTGCGATGGGACGACATCTACGCCACCAACGGCACTATCCAGACATCTGACTTTAACGAGAAGCAGGACATTGCAGAACTTACAGACGCAGAGCAACGGGTCGCTGTAGCCGCTAAAGGCTTACTGCGTAAGTTCCGCTGGAAGGACTCAGTAGCTGAGAAGGGCGACGAGGCTCGCACACACTTTGGAATCATCGCACAAGACCTACAGGCTGCGTTTGCTGCTGAAGGTTTAGACGCAAGTGACTACGCAATGTTCATTAGCAGCACTTGGACTGACGAAGAAACCAACGAAGAAAAAACTAGGATGGGTGTTCGCTACAGTGAGCTACTCGCCTTTATTATCGCAGCAATTTAACTATAAGGAATAAAACAATGGCAGTAACTTGGACAATCTCAACCTTAGAACGCAACACATCAGATGACGGTGTAGTTGTAGCACACTGGCGAGCATCAGACAGCGAAGTAGTAGGTACTGGTGACGACGCAGTAACTCACTCAGGCGGCAGCTATGGCACTTGTGGCTTTACTCCTGACAGTTCTGCTGACGGCTACACAGCCTATGCAGACATCACAGAAGCTCAGGCTATTGGCTGGGTGAAGGACAGCATGGGTGAAGAAGCAGTAACAGCTCTGGAAGACTCTATCGCTGCACAGATTGCAGACAGCAAAGCTCCTGCGGTAGCTACAGGAACTCCTTGGTAATGATTGCAGAAATCTCCGCAGTTGTAGGTATCCTCAAGGCTCTTAACGATGGCATTGCTACCGTTAAAGAGTCTGGGGATCACTTGTCAGGTCTGTCGGGATTGTTTACTAGCCTTACTGACAGCAAGGTAGCTGTAGAGAGCATTGAAGAGGCTACTAAGGCAGGCGATCATGTACTAACACAGGAAGAAGCTCTGGAGCTTGCATGGGCTAAGAACGCCATACGAGAGCAGGAGAAGGAGCTAAAGAAGATAACGCCTAAGCACGTTTGGCGTGACATGCTGATGATCCAGAACAAGTCTATACTGGATCACAAGCACAAGCTGGAGAAGGCTAGGCTGGCGAAGCTCAAGAAACAACGTCAGATAGGTGACGCAATTAAGAACGTAGGAGCTGCTATAGTAGTTATTGCTGCGTTCTTTGGCACATACTGGTTATTTAACACAGGAATAGTTTAATGGAATACTTACTTGACATGTACGTGCTTGCTACTTCACTGGTCACTGTCGCCAGTGTTATATGTAACTACACAGAGACTCCGAAGGATGACGAGTTTGTTGCTAAGGCTTACAAAGTCCTAGAGCAGTTTGCTTTCTTAAACAACAAAGCTAAACAGTAGACAAGGACGTTGCCATGATGATGGAAGAGTCTACAAAAGACATGCTAGACGTTGCTGCTGCATCTACAGCGGTGATGTCACTAGCAGCTTGGCTACCACCTACAGCGTCTTTGCTGACTATTGTGTGGCTAGGTATTAGGATATATGAGTCAGATACTGTGCAAGGTATCCTAGGGAAAAAGAAACAGCTTGACAAACAAGACTAAATAGTGTATAATATATGAGTATTTTAACTTCGTTGATAGGCCCAGTTACAGGACTTTTAGATAAAGTTATAGAGGATAAAGACAAAAAGAACTCTATAGCTTTTGAACTGGCGACTATGGCAGAGAAGCATGCTCAAGAACTACTTAAGGGTCAGCTAGAGGTCAATAAGACTGAGGCTGCACACAAGAGTTTATTTGTCGCAGGCTGGCGGCCAGCTATAGGATGGATATGTGGACTAGCTCTTCTATATTCTACTATCTTAGCTCCTATTCTAGGTATATGGTTTACTGTTCCTCCTGTTGACAGTTCATTACTTACTAGTGTATTAATGGGCATGTTAGGATTAGGCGCTATGCGTACCGTAGAAAAGACTAAGAACGTACAGAGAGAACGATAATGGCGAGAGGTACTAAAGTAAAATCTAGCGGTTTTCGTATTCCTGTTAGAGAGGAAAAGCGACCTGTTGTAACTCCTATACAGCCAGCAGGCTTTGACATGCCTAGAGCGCAACCTGCTGCAGCTCCTGCTGCGCCTATAGTAAAACAAAAAGAACCTGTTATGGTTCCT